GATAACGCTTTTATTCGTTCAAGACGAGATCAAGTTGACTATATTTCTTGGGGTAAAGAGGGACTTATGGAACTAACAGAAGGGGATGTAACAGACTACAATTATATCAAGAGTAGAATAAAAGAGGTTGCTGAGGTTGTAAACATTAAGTCTATTGCTTACGATCGTTGGAACTCTAGCCAATTAATAATAGATTTATCTGAGGATGGTTTGCCTTGTGAACCTTTCGGTCAAGGATTTGGTAGTCTTTCAAGCCCCACAAAAGAACTAGAAAAGCTCGTACTTGGTAAACAAATAAATCACGGAGGCAATAAAGTGTTGAGGTGGATGTGTTCTAACTTAGCTATGAAGTCCGATCCAGCTGGTAATATTAAGATGGATAAATCTAAAAGCTCAGAAAAGATTGACGGAATGGTGGCTCTTGTTATGGCTCTAGGATGTTATATGAATAACGATTCTAGCGACTCATCTACCTATGATGATAAAGATATTATTTGGATTTGACTTTTGACTTTTCTCTTATCTTTGTAAATGTAATTACAATTTTATGGGACTATTCGACTTCCTTCGTTCTGAAAAGCGAGGTGATAATTTTTTAAGAGCTATCTTTGGTGGGCAAGGTGCAGCCAATAGGACAGCCGTTAATAAAGATACATCATTAACATTTAGCGCAGTCTTTGCTTGTGTTAGAGTTATCAGCGAATCAATCGCAAGTCTACCCATTAAAGTTTATAAAGTCGAGGTTGATGATGATAAAATTACAGACATCAGTCATCCTATCTACCGACTTTTAGCTCGTAATCCTAACGAGTATATGACACCTTACACCTTTCTTGATACTTTGATGACTAACTTATTGCTAGAAGGTAACAGCTATTTTTACATAGAACGAGATAGCTCGGCAAGGCCAATGTCTTTAATACCAATAAATCCTCAAGATGTTAAGGTAGTAAAGCACGAAGGACAGATTTTTTATGATATAAAAGATTATGAAATCGGAGTAATGAAAGAAGATATGCTGCATTTTTTCAATTTATCTTTTAATGGATATGAGGGAATAAGCGTATTAAAAGCACAAAATACAACAATAGCAACTTCAATAGCTGCAAATGATACGGCTAATAGTTATCTAGGCAACTCTGCTCAAGTTGGTGGAGTTATAAAACATCCTGGTAAATTAAGTAAAGAAGCCGTAGCAAGATTGAAAAACTCTTGGAATCAAAACTATTCTGGCTCTTTTGTTGCTGGTAAGACAGCTATTCTTGAAGAAGGTATGACATTTGAACAAACAAATATAGACGCTAACAAGTATCAGCTTTTAGAAACTAGAAGATTTCAGATTGAAGAAGTAGCGAGAGCTTTTAAAGTACCTTTATCTTTGATTGGACATTTAGAAAAAGCTGCAAACTATTCAAGTATAGAAGCTTTGTCTATTGACTTTGTAAGATTTACATTGATGCCTTACATGGTAATGATAGAGCAAGAGCTTAATAGAAAGTTATTTAGAGAAAAGGAGTTTGGTATATTTACAATAAAGATAGATGCTAAAGGATTGTTAAGAGGTGATAGTTCTAGTAGGGCGCAATATTATAGAGAAATGACTTCAATAGGAGCTTTATCTATCAATGAAGTTAGAAGAATGGAGGACTTGAACAGAGTAGGACCTGAAGGCGATCAGTTGTTTATGCCTTTAAATTTTGCACCAATTGGTGACATAGAAGAAGAAGATAATGCCGATACCGACTAAACAAACAGACGAAACAAACGAGGAGTTCATTGAGAGATGTATGTCTGATGAATTTATGAAAGAGTATGATGACAACTCTCAACGACTTGCTGTTTGTTATGCTCAGTTGGAAGATGATGAAGAAAGACAAACAGACTTCCCAAATAAAGGGGATGATAAAAAAATTAGTTTAAGAAATAGTGATGAGCCTCAGTTCGACTATGACTTTGCTAAAACTATAAAAGAACAAACTCCAGAGATTTGGAAAGCTGGTGGTAACATAAGAGGGAATGAGGCTTTTATGTTATGGGGTAGAGCAAGAGATGGACAAGATACTGAGGCTATTAGAGAATGGATTAAAGAGAGAGAGTCTTGGATAAAAAGACATTTTGAAGATGGTAAACAATTCAAAGGCGATACTGAGCCAAACCTTTCAAATGTTGGTGGTGTAGTTGCTCAGATTAAATGGGGAACGATTGGAACACTAGGGGAGCAAGGGATGAAAGATGTTATTTTAGAACTAACTAAAAAGCTAGAGGGTAAGAAAGAAGAAAACCAAGTTAGTGCTAAAACAAAAAAGGCTTTAGAAAATAAAGTTGAAAAACATAACGAAGAAATAAAAGAGCTTGATTTGGCTTGGAATGGGCGTACGACTTACGCTGAACTTGTAAAAGTATTTGAGAGAGGCGTTGGCGCATATAACACTAATCCTGGNTCAGTTAGGCCTAATGTATCAAGCCCTGAACAATGGGCTATGGCTAGAGTAAACTCATTTTTATTTGCTCTTAAAAAAGGTAGATTTCAAGGTGGTAAGCACGACACAGACTTACTTCCTAAGAATCATCCAGTAAAAAAAGAAATGGAAGAAAATAATAGATTTATGAAAAAGCACGATTTAAGACATATTCAGAAGATTGAAGAAACAGATGATTCAATTATCATTACTTATGATAAGTTAATGGATGAAATGGAAGATAGTTATCATCATGATGAAGATGAAAAAAGAGGCAAAGTTGGCTCAATGATTGTAGATGGTATAGAGTTACCATTATACGACACAAAAGAAGAAGCTGAAGAAGAAGCTAAGAAACTTGGTGGTAGTGGCTCACATGAGCATATTATAGACGGAGTTACTCAATTTATGCCTTTTGAAAATCACGAACAAGCTAAGGAAGCTTTAAAAGATAAAGACATGAGTCAACACACCCCAGAACATGATGAGGATGAAATGAAAAAACCATTATACATGAGAAACAATCCTAACAAAGAGGTAAGGACTTTTGATGTTCAAGACTTAGAGCTTAGGATGGATGGTGATAAGCAAACTGTTGTAGGTTACGGAGCTGTATTCAATTCTATGTCCAATGACTTAGGAGGTTTTAGAGAGTTTATAGCTCCTAACGCTTTTGAAGGTAGATTAAAAGATGATGTACGATTTCTGATAAATCACGAAGGTATGCCATTAGCAAGAACCACTAACGGTACATTAAGACTATCTGTTGATGAGAAAGGTTTGAGATATGAAGCTGATATGCCTAATACTTCAACAGCTAGAGATTTAATGGAACTATTAAAGAACGGAACTATAAGTCAGTCTAGCTTTGCTTTTACTGTTGAAGAAGATTCATGGGAAGTTAAAGACGGAATGAATATTAGAACTATCGACAAGGTATCTCAACTTTACGATGTAAGTTCCGTCACATATCCAGCTTACAATAGTGCGAGTAGTGCTGTCGCTTTGCGTTCACTTGAAGAATGGAAGTCAAAAGAAGAAAATATAGAGGGTATAAAAGAAGAAGAAGATTTAAAAAAGCGCACCCTCAATGAAATGCGTTTGAAAATCTTGAAAAATAAATATTAATATTAATTTTCTATAAAATGAAAACATCAAAACTTTATAAAGAAGAAAGAGCTGAGGTTATTGAAAAGATGGAAAGTCTTGTTAACTCTGCTGAAGGTAGAGATATGACTTCCGATGAGCAAAGCAACTTCGATTCTTTAAATTTAAAAGTAGAAGAGTTAAACGGAATGGCTCAAAGAGCTGAGTCTTTCGAGAAGCTTCAAGCTACTAAAGCTGTTAAAGAAGTAACAGAAAACACTCCAAAAGAGTTAAGAGATTATTCTTTTCAAGATGCTATGAAGGCTGCTTATTCAGGTAAGCTTGAGGGATTAGTAAAAGAAATGGACACAGAAGCAAGACGAGAGGCTCGTTATACTGGACAAATGTATAAAGGTATAGCAATACCTAGTTCTGTTTTAGAAGCGAGAGCAATCACTACTTCTAATGTCAATGAAGTAGAAACTATGAGTTTTACAGACCAATTACAAGCTAACTTAGTTTTAGCTAGTGCTGGTGCAAATTATTACTCAGGTGTAACAAATATGAAGTTCCCAGTTATTAGTGGCATAACTACTACTTTCGTTGGCGAAACTGGAGGCTCAGTTTCTGCTGCTGGTTCTGCTTCAAGCTTAACATTATCTCCTCAGAAATGTAT